GTAGCGTCAATTATTTTTTGCCAGCCACCATATTCATCATATTTTTCTTTGAGTTTGCTATGTTTTTCAAGATAAAATCCGACTGTCAATTCATCAAGTGACGGCTTTCTTTCCTTTACAACTACGTCATATGCAATTTGGAAATATACTCGCCAAGCATTCTCTGAAATATCTTCCAGTTTTAACTCATAATCAAACAATAAATCGGGCTGTTTATAAAAAATTGAGACAACATTAGCTTCGCAGGATAATTTATATTCCTTTACCTTTTTTGCTACCTTTAACTGTTCTTCCTGAAAAGGTGTCAGCTTTGTCTTATCAGATTTCCCTCTATTCACCATAACTCATCAAATTTATCCTTTACATTTGTTGTTTCTGTTTTATAATCAGCCTTGTCTTCTGTATGATTTTCAAATGACATTCTTAAAATTTCTGTATCAATCTGTTCTTTTTGCTGTATTTTTAACACGACATCATTTATTTCCTGTTCAAGGAATTTCATTATAAGATTGATTTTATGGGGCTCTCCATTTATTTTCGCAGAATTTTTTGAAAAGTAATCCTTGATCTTGGGCTTGCATACTTTACAAGTAATTAAAATCTGCTCATATGTATAAGAAGCATTTGGTTTGATATATTTATTCGCCATAAAATTTCCTTGCGCTAAACCTTTAAGCCTGAGTGCCAAAGTTTGTGGGATTTTCATTTCTGGCGAGTATTCAAGAATTTCATATTTGATATAATCACATAAATCATACCAATCATGCTTTTCTTTTTCAGTCATTTTTATCATGTATCCACCGCCTTAATATCCTTAATACCATAAAAGGGCAGAACATATTTATTCTGCCCTTATTACTACATTGATATCTTGATTATGAAAGTGACTTTGTAAGGTCAAGAAGTTCAGCGAGTATTTCCGGACTTTCTGCTGTCATATTCTTAATATTAAGACCCTTTTCCTTTATAAATGCGTTTATCTGCTTTACAGCTGAGGTGTTGCCACTAGCCGTAAGTTCCTTCATTAAAGGCTTCCACTCCTCGACAATATCTTCGGCATTATCAGCTTCTGTTGTCATAGCCTTAACGTCCTTTTCAACACTATCATTGAGGTTTGAAACTGCCTTAATACCATACTTCTTAGTATCTTCCCAATTCTTTCTCCAAATCTCAAAAGTGATATTTTCAAGAATGTCCCCACGCTTTGTTACGCCTGTTCTGTCCTTAAGTATCTTAGCCTTATAAACAGTTTCTCCATCATCAGTTTCTTCTGTAAAAGTCTGAATAACAATATCAAAGTCGTGTTCTGCCTTCTTTGCAAGGTCGGGAATTTCGCCTATCTTTATTTTATCCACATTAAGAGCCTTTTTTTCTGCTTTGGTTGCGTCCCTTGTTTCGTCCTTCTGATGAGCAGTTACAACACACCATTTGCCCATTTCGGAAAAAAGAATATAAGATGTTGCAAGCTGTTGATTCCATCTCTTAATATGCCCCCAGTCACGCTGAGAAATATTTATATCATTAAGGTCAATATCTGTATTGCCCTTGTTTCTCTGCTTTCTTGCACGGCTTTCAGCTACCTCATATGCTGCGCTCTGCATATTCTCATACAGTTTTGTACCAGAGTCAATAACTATCGTATCAAACGTCTTGAGCATATCCTCATCATTAAGCTCATCAAGGGTTTCCTGCACCTCCTTTTCGGAAACAGTTCTCATAACACCCTTAATATTCTTATTCTTTCCGAGATAATATGTCTGACCATCTTCCGTATCAACAAGGTTAATGTTAGGGAACGTGCCAACGAAAG